AATATAACTTCAAACTTTGTAATAAATTTATCTGTGTTTTCTGCTACAGCATTGTAATCAGTGTATGACTTGTAGATAGTTTCATACATAGTATCTAAGTTTCCATTGTTTTGTGCGTTCTTACTTACAGTTTCATCTGTTCCATCAGCGTAATACCATTTAATAGACCAAGCATAATTTACTGCACCTACAACAAAACCTACTTCATATACATCAATATCACTAGAAAATTCAAAAGTATAAGTGCCACTTGTAATTCCTAATGAACTACCTGTCGTTCCATACCTATCTTGTTCGCCTGCATAAATATATGCAGCTTGATTACCACCACTAACAGTTAAACCTGATTGATAAGTTAAATCACTAAAGTCTTCATTGACTGTTTGTTCTACAGCCATAGCAATAGGCATAGGATAAATAAGCATAAGACATACTATGATTCTTACTAATGTTTGTACTCTGTTAAATATTTTCATAATAAATAAAAATGATCGGCATTAAGCCGACCATCTCTATCTATTATAGTCTAAAAAAAAGGGTTTAGCCTTTAGGTATTTTAGACATAAAAGGGAATGGAGCGTCTTCCAACGCATTTTGAATTGCTGAAACAGCAGCCGAAGCTCCTGCAATAGCAGCAGCCATAATCGTATCTGCTTCAAACATTCCTGCTTGATTAGCCACTAACACTGCTACGAATGTTTGGGCAAATGTTCTTCCTGCTCTAATTAAAGCAGTTCTCATATAATCTGGCATAATGTACATTATTCCTCTCTGCCAAAAGTTGCAGACCAGGTTATTTCCCCTACAACCCCATCAATATCTAAATTGTTATGAGCTTGTATTTGTTTGCACCTTTCAGCGTCTTCCTTTTTAAAATAGCCATCTACCACCAAACCTCCTGCTTGATCTTGCCAAGCTGCGACATCATCTCCTCTTAAATTAGGATATGAGTAAAATAATTTTCTTCCTGTAAATGGTGCTATCTGTCTAGCGTTCTTTTTTTTCTGCAAAGGTATACTTCCATGTATTGAGATCTAGGATACCTGTCTGCTCTATATCAAACTTAGCTTGTACTTTTTTAACCGCCCCTTTTGTTCCATTACCAAACCAACCATCTGAACCTATACCAATTTTCTTTTGCCATAGTTTGATGTCTTGGTGTTTTATCATTGGGGTCTTGACCATAAAAGGACCATGAAACTCAGGTACGCCTGAGAAGTCCCATATATATGATTTCTTTTCTATTTCTGTTTTGCCCTCAATGTAATCGTAATCTTTGTATTCTACTGTTACTAAACTTCCTGAAAGAATAGCATCTCTAATTTTTGGATATACGAATTTGTATGCATCAACGCTTGAACCGACAAACCCATCTTTTTTCACAAGATTACTTGTTTGTGAATTTCCTAAAATTAAACAACCAGAGGTCGACTCATCTGTATTCCCTGTATGCCATAAAATATACTCGAATCCAGGCACTTCATTCACATAGATCATGCCACGATGCCAATCAGCACCATATTTACTAAGGTAGCGTGAGTGAAAGCCTCCAACGCTGCGAAGTGTTAAGTCGTAAATACCTTCAGGAATTCTTGTTTCGTGTTTTACTTTTTCTGCCCTGTATTCATCTTCAATGGTATAGCAAAGGAATTCTCTTTTCCCATCTGTGACATCAAACAAAACACCACTTGTAGAATCTATTTGAGAACTTATTCTAAGTACTTCTAGTTTCATACCTTTATTCTTGCACCACTTTGTCTGTATTGCAACTATATATTATTAACTTTTTAATATTTGATAGTTGTGAAAACCTTGTTTATCCACTGTGAATGTGGTAATACCAGGTTCAGAAGTTAGCCCTAATGTGTTCTGTACCCACAAAGATCCACCATCTAAAGCAGGAGCTTGTATATGTGTAACTCCACCTTCAGTAAGTATTGATTCGTGATGAAAATGTGCGGATAAGAGTATATCACACTGACCAGCAGGAAGCTTAGCTTTTGCTTGTCTTTCTAGCCATCTATGAGCTTTCATTGAGGCACCACCAGCACCTGTTCTGAATTGATGACCATGTGCAAATGTCATTAAAGTTCCATTTACATCTAAAGTAACTGAAAGATCTTGTTCAGGTATAACAAATTTGATATGCCCATAAGACTTTTTATTTGCCTGAAATACTCTAGCTGCGTTATCTGCAATAACTAAGTCAAAGTTGTCAGCAAAATCTGTATAGGCTTTTCCATTCTTGCGGTTTTCTCCATGATTTCCAGCGACTGAGACACATACAACTTCTTTAAACAAAGGAGCTAATTCTTCTAAGAACTTAACTAATAAGTTTGTACCGAGCATAATTTGATCTCGTTGGTTGAGCTGGACTGAGAAGGTTTGCATCGAGTAGAAGCCATCACAGCCCTCGACTAAATCGCCTAAACATGCGACAATACATTTGTTAAAAGTTATACCTTGTTTTCTTAAAGCTTTAACTCTTTCTTTAGTTTGCTCTATGCCTTCAAGAACTCTTTTAGTAACACCCTCTACACCATCTCCATCTTCTTTTCCGAGTTGCCAATCTGATAATGCTACTAAAAATGTATAATCTCCTTTTTCAGTAGATATCTTTGGAGTTTTCTTTCTTACTTGTTCTACAAGTGGCTTAACATCATAGTAAGGATTAGAACCTTTTTTAACAATGTCAGCTTTGTAGTAGTGCATTCTCTGAACATTTCCTTCTCCCATATTGGTATCCCAACCTCTATAGTTCACTGTATTGTTCAGTACTTCGAATTCTTCGGGATCAAATCCCCATTCAGCTAAATGTTCGTCCCATATTTTTTTACTTGGTTTCTTTTTAGATTTAATCTTGGCTTGCCCTAAGCCTTTTTTCTCATCCCATTCAACGCCTGTTTCTAAACCTTTTTTCTTTTCGGATTTAGTTGTCTCGACATCATTTTGTTTTTTGATTAAATCATTTAGTTCTTCATTGAACTTACCCATTATTAATTTGTCTCCAACGCTTTACTGATGAATCAGAGATAACATAGCCAAAGTTTTTAAGTACAGTTGCTATATTTCTAGCTGAGTAGTTGGTATTTCCAAGTGCTTTTAACAAATCTTCTTTAAAAGCTTTGTCACATTCTGAAAGAATTACATCTATTTTTGATCTAGATACAGTACTTGTTTTTACTCTTTCTGTTTCAAGTGCTTTTAAGAATGATTTTTCGCCCTGTTGCGAAGCCACTATTCTTCTTCTACAGCTTCAGGTTGATTTCCACCAACTATTTGCTGAATTAAACCATTCAATCTTTTAATTTCAGTATCTCTACTAGCGAGTTCAACTGAATGATTTGCAAATTGCATTTTCATTTCATTAACAATGCCTAATAATTGATTCTTTTCAGCAACTAATGTGTTATATTGGTCAACTAATTGCTGTACTTGGTCTGTAGGCACCGCTTGTTGGTCACTTGCAGGCTGTTTATCTTCTGCCATGAGTTCTCCTTAAGTTCGTTTACAAGGTTAATTGTAGCACAGTACATAGTGCATACAGGTATTTGATACTAAAAATTAGTAAAGTTTTTTACAACCACACTGACATTTGTCAAAATCTTCAATGTGCATGATTGCGTCTGATGTTATTGTTGAAGGAACCCTACTTGTCACTTGACTTCTTTTAAGTAGTTCTGCCTCTAAAGCGTAATTATTACCCATAATACTATGGTACTAGAAAAATACACTCTCCAGGGCATTCCTCCATAGCTTCTTGAACTATATCTTCTTGTCCTTTAGGTACCTGAGCAAGACCTTCAGCACCCTGATCGTTATTATGAATATTGCTAAATATTTTAAGATCTCCAAAATTTCCCACTGTTTCTTGTACATAAGCTAATCCATCATTCTGCATAATGAATACATCAGGAGCTATCTCTGCACATAAACCATCTCCTGTACATAAATCTTGATCAATCCATACTTTCATTTAAGCTTTTTTCTAAACCTTCTTGTTACATCTCTATATCCACCTGTAAACTTAGACCTTAGAGCTGTTTGCTCTGAAGTAATCAAGTCTTGGTCTTCTGTAGTAGCAATTCTATTGTCATGAGAATACTTTTCTCTCTTAAAAGGAATTACATGCAGAAATGGGATACCTCTTTTAATTATAGTATCTCCCTCTGCGTGCCATATACCTGGAAAGTTTATTTGATGAAAGCTATCAGTTTCTACAATTCCTGGAAAAAGAGTGAAGTTATTCTGTGGGTGTAGCTGCGGTGCCATAAATAGAGTAGACCAACCTGGAGGAGTTTTGAAGTACCAAGGACTAATAAACTTTAGAGGATGTTTATGATCGCTTTCTTTATATGGATAAGTCGGTGCTTGTTGAAAGCCATGAAATTCTACAATTCCTATATCCAATTGATTATTTTCCCAATGTATTTTATCATCAATTCTTTGGATAAGAATATCAGCCCATAGAGGTATTATGTAACCTTCAGTTAAGAAATCAATAACAGCAGGGCATTTTTTTATAGTATGACTAGAGAAGTCTTTTATCCATTCTCCTACTTTTGGAAAAGATGCATGGTAATCAGGTATATCTGTTCCCATATTTTTAAACCAATCAGGAAGCATTTGTCCTGCAGGTACAGGAGGAGCTATCTCTAATAAAGGTTTATGAGGAGTTATAAATTCTATATTTGGAGTTTTTACTTTGAAAACCATTTATTCCTTAATATTTTTTTTGGTCTTCTTTCTATAGCAGTAGGATAAAGCTGATTAGTTTCTCTTCTGTTTTTAGAAACATTAGCTATCTGCCTCCACTGTTTTTGAAAGTCTTCGTTCCATTCTTGATACTCTAGCTTTACAGGTTTAGAAAACAAAAGATTAAACATTGTCATGTCGTGACTTAGATATAATTCTTCTACACTTGTATCCACCCATTCGAAAGCCCAAGATAAACCACGAGTCCAACCATAAATTGGCATAAAACCACCAACAGTTGCAATAGGCATAACTTTGCTTACATTTCTATCAGAGGGTACAACATCTACCCAAACTTCAGGATCGTCTGTTATGAGCATAATAGGAAGAGCAATCTGCATAACAGGAACATCAGGGCTTCCCCATGCCTCTTTCTCTTCTAGTATAAAATCTGTGAAAGGTCCCAGGTGTTTTACAGCTCCTGAATAATGAGCATGTGCTTGATATCCACCATATCTGTTGATCTCATCAGTAAACATATTCTTTTTTAGCTCTATCCTTACATTACTCCAAGGAAACTTAACTTCGTACAGTCTTTCTCTTTGATAAAGAGTAGACACACAACCATTAGGTGCTTTTAAAAATTTGTTGGGTAATCTAAAACCTACATCAGCTAAGCTGTTTTCAGATTCCATATCTCCAATATTTATAGGCTTAGGGATTGTAAAAACAACTTTAGGTGCTGTTCTTCTTGTAGTTTTTAGAGGTTGTGACCATATCTTGCCTATATCAGGTATTGGACATTTTTTCATATTATTCCCTCTTCTTTCCATCTTTTTTTATTTATTTTAGTTAGCCACCTATACCAACCATGAAATTTAGTTCTTTCAGCAGCTCTGCTTTTATTATAGTAAACCTGATCTTCTCTGTCTCTAGTTGAAACTTTATAATTTGGTATTTCTTCTCTCTTAAAAGGTATTACTTGTATGAGAGGCATTCCTTGTCTAAAAGTTTTTTCTCCTACTCCATGATACAAAAAAGGTATATTCATCTGATGATAACTGTCTGTTTCTACAATACTTGGTAGTATTTCTATCTCTAAGTTTCTGTGATACCATGGTTGAGTAATCATAACTGACCAACCTGGCGGGGTTATTATATCCCATGGATTGCCAAACTTTAATGATGTAAAATAACTATTTTCAGGTATAGGCATAGATCCTATAGATTTTGGATCATGTGATGTTATTGCCTCTATTGTTTCATCATAAGCGTGTTTGTTGTACCAATTAAATCCTGTACTTGGTCTATGGTCTATTTTTAAATCAACCCATAAAGGTATAATGTATCCCATATTCATAATATCAAATACAGTAGGACATTTTTTTAAACTGTTTTCTCTATAAGGAACGCTATTCCAATGTTCGTCATAGTACTGAGAATCAACACCATTACGCATTTCTGTCCATTCACGCTGTAGGTTTCTATACCAATTAGGCTCTTTAAATTCACTAGCAGGTTTTGGTGGGCATAAGTCTATATATTCTTGATGACTTGTTAAAAATTGTATTTCAGGATAATCAAGATTATGCTCTTTGACTTCGAGCAATCTTTTATACTTTTGTCCGCCCCATCTTTTCATAATTATTCTATAAGTATATCTGCAACTACAGCAACATCTAGTGTCGTCCAAGCATAATCTACACCTATTTCTTTTTTAGTTATGCTGTTATCTTCGCTTTCCCAATGTAAGATATATTTCTTTTTGCTTTGATTTTGTAGCCAAGTTTTTAAACCTTCAAGGTCTTCGTTTGTTTCTGTGTTCCATTTGACTATGACTTTAGTACCTGGAAGAATTGTTGTTGCAGCACCATCTAATACATTTTTTTCTTTTCCATTTACATCTACTACAAGTAGATCTACATCTGATATGTTTAAGCTATCTAAAGTCACTACATCAACAGCTTCGCTTTGAGAACCATTGTCTGTTTCAAGTTTCGCACCTGAAGGAGTAGATGAAAACCATTTAAGTGTTCCTGATGAAGAACTATCACTTATAGCTTTTTTTATGTTTACACCACCTGGAACATTTGATTCAAGCATGCCAAATCTTTCTGAGTTAGGTTCTATATTGTGAGTTTCTATACCTGCTTCGTTAAGTATCTTACTGTATACGCCTATTCCTGCACCAACAACGACAGCTTTATCTACACCTGTTAAATTTTTAAGATAGAACTCTACAGAAGGATTTAGCATAGAATATATGCCTAATATTTTGTTTTCTATTAAATCATATTCATCATATTGTATGGAATATGAGTTGGTCATTGTAACTGTAGCCATGATACCTCTATTTTAGCAGGTTATACATCCCCATGAAACCTAACCTCAGCGTACTTATTCTCTCCATTTGGTAGGTACATGTGGGGCATACCATCGAAATCTATCATGTGTCCCAACCAAGTAACTATTGCATATTTAGTACCACTCTCAACAGGGAGTGCTGTATGTGAGTAAGCGTAGTTAGAAGGGAACAAAACTAAGCTAGGTGTATCGGGTTTAATTTCTTCGTCAAAGTG